AATGCCGATAACTCGATGTTCGGTGTTACTTCAGATGCAGGCGAAGCATCAGGCGGTCTTTATGGCGCTGGTAGATTTGCTTATTCTATTAACGAACATTTACAAGGCGATACTGCTACTATAGCAAGTGCAACATCTGCATCTGTTAATTATGACAGTACATTTACTGATGTTGCAGCTTTTGGAACTAAATATCAAGTAATATCATTTCCAACTACATCTCTAGCTAGATTTGATGATACAGCTGTTAGATCATTTGTATTATCTACGGGATCAGCAGGAACATTTACTCAATTCCCAGCATTTACTAGATTAAATGGTGGAAACATTGAGTTTGTTGTAACAGGATCTGGCGCAGTATTAGCTGCAGGCGGATATACTTGTTCATATAATAGACAACCATCAGATATAACCAGAGGTGATTTCGAAGATGCAGATCCATTTAAAGGTTCTGGTACTAATCTTGGTATCAATGAAGGAACAGATATTGATATTCCTGAAGTGAATCTTGAAATGCAATCAGATCCAATCGTTGCTAAGACTAGAAAGTTAAAGGCTGTTTGGACACCTGAATTTGCTCAAGATTTGAATGCTTATCACTCAATTGACGCTGAAGCTGAATTAACTTCAATGTTAAGTGAATATGTATCGATGGAAATCGATCTTGAAATATTAGATATGCTTATCAATGGCGCAGTTACTACTGAGTTCTGGTCAGCAGAGTCTAATCAATTCTATGATGCTGCAAGTAATAGCTTTATTGGCAAACCTGTAGGAACTGGCGGTGGATATTATAATACTCAAGGAGAATGGTTCCAGACACTTGGTACTAAACTTCAAAAAGTATCGAATCAAATTCACCAAAAGACACTTAGAGGTGGAGCGAATTTCTTAGTTACTAGTCCTGCTGTTGCAACTATCCTTGAATCTATTCCTGGATTTGCTGCTGACACAGATGGTGACAAAATGGAATTTGCCGCTGGTGTTCAAAAAATTGGTGCTATGAATAATAGATACACAGTTTATAAGAACCCATACATGAAAGAAAACGTAATCCTTATGGGATATAGAGGAGCACAGTTCCTTGAAACTGGAGCAGTTTATTCTCCATACGTTCCACTTATCATGACTCCATTAGTGTACGATCCTGTAAACTTCACTCCTAGAAAAGGGGTTATGACTCGTTATGCGAAGAAAATCGTAAGACCTGAGTTCTATGGTAAAGTTTATGTAGCTGGATTAAATACTCTTTAATAGTTAGATAAATAAATTTAATTAATTATAGAATTAACAATTGAATTAGGAAGGGATGATTTAGGTCATCCCTTTCTTACTGTTTTAATATTTATATAAAAGAATTATAGGAAACAAAGTAATGGCAGCACCTAGAACAAAATATTCAATGCAAGTTCGAATTCGTTATAAAGGAAATTTAGTAGATGTGTTAGATCGTATACGAGCAATTCGGCTTGTATTAATGGTTCATATTGAACAAGATTTAGGTAAAGGAGCAGAGTTAGTTACAATGAAACTAATGACACCATATCCACCTAGACAATCATTTCACGCAGTTAGAAAATTGTGTATTGGAAAAATTGAAACATTAGAAGAAATGCAATTGCTAGAAACTACATTAACTAAATTGCAATAATCAAAAATAATAAACATATTTATATAAAAGAGGAAACAAATGGATTACAGCGAAAATAAACCAATCTGGCCCGGAAGCTCATCATTTAGCCCTGGACAGACTCCATTTGGTTTTTTTGATAGTGATGCGCTATTTCAACAACAAGCAGACAGCTTCGCAGTATTTGCAGCAAACAACGTTGGATATCCAATTATGGATGTCGAATTAATAGATATAAACTTTTATACGGCATTTGAATCTGCGGTAATAGAATATTCAAATCAAGTCAACCAAGTCAATATAGCTAACAATTTATTAAATACATTAGGAATTAATACAGGATCTCAATTTTTATCAGAAGGCAGTTTTTCAGATACATTAGTTGGTGGCTCATTATCATATATTACAAAGCTATCAAAAACATATGGGACCGAAGGAGACTCTGGAGGGAATTTAAAATGGTTTTCTGCATCAATCGACGTACGAGATGGAGTACAGTCGTATAGTATAAGGGCAGCAGTATCTAAATCATTAGGAATAGCACTATCAGATACTAGTTCAATTGAAGTTAAAAGAGTATTACATAATGTTCCACCAGCGATTGTTAGATATTTTGATCCATTTGTAGGTACGGGCATGGGGTCACAACAATTATTAGATTCTTTTGATTTTGGCGGATTTTCACCATCAGTTAATTTTATGATGATGCCAATTCACCAAGATTTATTGAGAATACAGTCGATCGAATTTAATGATAGAATTCGAAAATCACATTTTTCATTTGAATTACATGGCGATGATATAAGATTATATCCAGTTCCAGGCACACAAGGAACAGCCGCAACACCATATTATGATAATGTTTGGTTTGAATTTATATTTGAAGAAAGAAAAGCAAACGATGCAATTTTATTTGGAAATACTGCGGCGTTAACTGGGGTAGTATCTGATGTATCAAATATACCATATACGTATCAAAAATATAGTAAAATTAATGATATGGGGCGTGCTTGGATTATAAAATATGCATTGGCATTAACAAAAGAAATGTTAGGTTACGTTAGAGGAAAGTATTCTACGGTGCCAATCCCAAATGCAGAAGTTACATTAAATGGCCCAGAATTGATATCACAAGGAACATCAGAAAAAGATGCACTCATAACTCAATTAAGAGAATTTTTGGAAAAAATGACAAAAGAAAGTATGATGACAAGACAACAAGCAGAGAATGAGGCAATGAACGAAATTTTGTCAAAAGTACCAACTAAGATTTATATAGGATAATGAATGGCTTTATTCGGAACACAGCGGGATGCAAAATTTTTAGCATCGATTAACGCAGAACTATTAAATGCGATAGTTGATACTGAAATTGAATTCTACAAATTAATAATAGAGCAATCTAACTCAAATATATATGGAGAATCTACCTCCAAGGCATATTACGACTCAATATTAATTCCAGCACTTATTACTAAAGAAGGCAAAACAGGTACTATGGATGATTATGGACATAGTTATACCAGAACTGCACAATTCGGAATATCTAGAGACATATTAGAACGAGCAGACTTTTATCCAGAAGCAGGAGATGTAATTAAATGGGATGCAGAATATTATCAAATTGATAATGTTGACGCAAATGAATATTTTGTAGGAAAGAACCCAAAGACTTGGCCAAATGGTGATAAATTTGGTTATAGCGTATCAGTATTGTGTGATAGCCATGTAACTAGACAAACTCCGACAAATATTAGAAAAATGCGATTTGGTAATGCAAAAGATGATAAATCATATAAAGGATTTTAATGCCAAGAGAGCGAAGACAAAATATCGACAGGAAAACTAATAAACCTGAATTAAAAAATAGTGAATCGGTTAGACCAGATCCTATATTTAATAGAGCAAATCAAGTACGAAGAGATGACGACGTAGTTCGAACACCAAAGCGTACAGTGTATGACATTGATTATGCAATTAAGTGGTTTATAGAAAATCAAATACAACCACAAGTTGAGGCAAATGGAGAATTAATAGAAGTTCCTGTTATATTTGCAAATGGAGAAAAGTGGGATAATGTAAGAAGATTGGGATATTTGCGAGATCAAAAAGGAATGTTACAATCTCCTATAATTGTATTAAAAAGAAATTCATTAACAGAGAGAGATGAATTAAAAAAATTAGATGTTAATAGACACGTATCAGGAAATCAAATTATATATAAACAAAAATATAATAAAAGAAATAGATACCAAGATGAGTTATTTCCGTTACCAATAAATGAGCCCATCAGTTCACAAGAATTATACGCAATAAATATTCCAGAATATATAGATGTTAATTATGATATAATGATTTGGACAGATTTTACGACACAAATGAATGATTTGGTAGAACAAATTATGCCATATGGAACATTTGCTTGGGGCAATGAATTTAATAAATATAGAACATTTATACAAGATATGAGTTTTGAAACTATTAACACTGTAGGAGAAGATAGGCTAGTAAGATGTACAATACCATTATTAGTTAACGGGACACTGATGGCAGAACAAGAGTATAGGCAATCTGTAGTACAAAAAAGATTTTCAATAAAAAAATTATCATGGGCAACAGTTATCGACACAGACACAAATATATTTGATACTACAATTGTTCCACAACAATTAATAGACGCACAACAAAGTATTATATCCGGAAATTCAGTAATTGTATCAGGTGGAGGAGGTAGTGGGACAACGACAATCGATGCAGACACACTATCATACCTTCTTAATTTAACAGATCAGACAGGAACATTTGTAGACACAGATACAATTACAGTACCTGCAGCTCCTGCAATAAATCCAGTCAATCTAACAGTTGCAACCAAGAATGAATTCGATATATATATCAATGGACAATATATAGATAAAGTACTTTATACATGGACGCCATTACAAACATCTCCACAAACTATAGACTTCGACACTAGCACAATGGGATATACATTGGATTCACAAGATGTAATAATTATTAATGGTAGGTGGGCTTAATGGCAAGACAATTTAAAAGTGGACAATTACGAGACAATTTATCATTATCGGGTTCGTTCTCAGGATCATTTCAAGGTGATGGCTCAAATCTAACTGGTATAACAGCAGAATGGGACGGTTCACATTTTGGCGATGCATTTATAACCGGGTCACTAACAATATCCGGTTCTGGAGTCAATTTAAATGTATTAGGAGATATTTCAGCATCAGCTGTTTCTGCTAGCACTTATTATGGAGATGGTTCACAATTAACAGGTATTGATTCATCAAGTTATGCATCAACTGCCTCCTATGTAGAAACAGCCCAAACCGCATCTTATGTCTTAAATGCTATTAGTTCAAGCTATGCAACATTTGCAGTATCCGCATCTTACGCCGTATCCGCATCTCATGAAATAATTAAAGAAGTTTCTTCAAGTTATGCAGACACTGCATCATTTGCTCAATCTGGAGATGGTATCTTTAGTGGAAGTTTTAGTGGGAGTTTTGAAGGTGATGGTTCTCAATTAACAGGAATAGATTCAGGTTCATGGGACGGACAATATTCAGGATCAGCAGGCATTACAGGTTCACTTACAATAGAGGGATCAGGTTCAACAATATTCGATGTACAAGGATCAGCAGGGCAATTATTCTCAGTATCCGATGGTTTACTAGGTACTTTAATGGAAGTAAATGACATATCAGGTATGCCTTTATTTCAAGTATCGGCAAGTGGATTAATTGAAATACCAGTAGGACCTTTAAGTTGTAGTGGTGATATTGAAGTAAGAAATATAACAGCTTCTGGAGATATTAGTGCAAGTGGAACAATGTCAGCAATAACCGGATCATTTAGTTATATTCAAGGTAATAGTCCTATAAAAATAGATGGGAAAGATAGCTCAATATCGTTACACCACGTTGATGGTGTTGATAATAGTACATTTATTGTTGATGATAATTCTGTTAAACTTAGTATTAATGATAATGCCACATACATAGATTTATCAGATAGTGGGGTATCGGTTAAGGGGGAATTTCACACTAATCCTTTAACAGCATCAGTAGACATAAGTTCAAGTGGAGATGTATATGGAGTAACGGGTTCATTTCAACATTTATTAGGTGATGGTTCACAATTAACCAATTTACCAACATCATCAACTTTCCCATATACAGGAGATGCAGAAATAACAGGATCATTAGTTATATCAGGATCATTTATTCCAAGAGGACCGGGAGTTAGCCATATATCAAATGTTTCTATAGGCCAAAATGCAGGACCTGGTTTAATGAGTACTGGGCAAGGTAATGTTTTAATAGGTGATAATGCAGGTGAGCTATTAGATGATGAAGACTATGCAGTTTTAATTGGATCATCTGCGGGTAGATCTTTACAATATTCATCTGGTCCTCATTCTAATGTCTTCATAGGTGGAGCTGCTGGAAGAAATTTAAGAGGTACTTTAGGGGTAGCAGCAGATGCTATCGATGGAAATGTACTTATAGGTCTTGCTGCTGGGTATGGGGCTGTAATTGGTAATACAGATGGAGTTAAATATAATACAGGTATTGGACAGAATTCATTATATTATATTAACGGTGGTCAAGGTAATACAACTATAGGCTTTGAAGCAGGAAAAAGCATATCAAGTGGAGATGGTAATATTATATTAGGATCAGGTAGTTTAGGAACAGATAACCCATCAAATCAACTCCGAATAGGCAATGGTAATTCCTTAGTCACTATTTCTGCTTCATTAGCAACTGGAGATATAATCTTCCCAAGCACAGCATCAGCAGCTTATTTTGTAGGTGATGGTTCTCAATTAACAGGAATTGTTTCATCAAGTTATGCTTTAACAGCATCCTATGCAGTAAGTGCGTCTCACGAAATCATAAAAGAAATATCTTCAAGTTATGCAGATACGGCTTCATTTGCTCAATCTGGAAATGGGGTATTTTCAGGATCCTTCTCCGGTTCATTTCAAGGTGATGGTTCACAATTAACAAACCTCCCAACAACCTCAGGTAAATTTGGTATAGCTAATTCTAGTGGAGAATACACATATTATTCTGATTTATCATCATCCTTACAAGCAGCAACTGCGGGAGATACTATTCAATTATTTACAAATGTAACAGAAGCATCAGATCATGTCTATCATTTAAAAGATAAAGTTGATTTTAATTTTAATGGTAATGAATTATTTATTAGTGCTAGTGCAACATTAGATGCTAAAGATATGTTTAGTGATAATGATATTGCTGTATCATGTTCTTTCTATAATGGTAGAATAAGATTTACACAAGGTGAAGGTGTTAATATATTTAACAGATTACTTTATATAGATAATCCAGCTTCAGAAATAACTAATATAGGATTTGAATGGGAGGTGGAAAATGGTAGTAATTATACCCCATACTATCCTATTAGAAACGATGGTACACTTAATGGGGGTAAATTTCTTGGAAGTCCTTTTTCTTACCTGATTGAAACCTTTGGAGTGTTGAAAAATCTAGATGTTTATGCTAAAAAGGGAATTTATTTTAAAGGATATCTAAAAAAACATTATAATCTAAAAGTACATACTTATGGAGGTCAAGCAGGAGCTGAAGCTTCTAATAGTTACATTTATGATAGTTATTTCCATGCTGAAACAGGACAGGGATTAAGTGCTTTTTATGTAATAAACTGTACTATAATAGCAGATGACGGGGCTGGAATTACAGGTACAAGAAGATTAGTTAATAGTACAATAAGAAATTCAGGAGGAATAGGCGTATCTTTGATTGGAGAAATGATAGGAGGATCTGTATACACTGAGCAAGATGTATCAGTAGCCGCTGGGAGTAGTGAAGTTTTAGGGGTAACAATTTATAATTTTGAATATTTAGGACCAGGTATTACATTAGGAAATGGTGAAATTTCAAATTGTGCTATTATAGATGATTATCCTACTAATGGACAAAATTCAATCAAAATCGACACAGGAGCAACAACAGCTACAATAACTAATTGTTCCTTTGATTTTTATAATAACACTACGTTAAACACAGCAATAACAGCAGATGATGATGATACTCCAGTATTTTTTGCAAATAACACTTTTAAAAATTGTACACCAACTAACCCAACAAAAGTAACCCAAGCAGTATTAAACACACCAGATGCACAAGGAAATATAGTAATTAATAATTAAGGATAAATGAGTTTAAATAATAGTATAGTAACACAATCAATAGGAATACCATACCAACAGTATGTTACTTCTTCTGCTGGACATATCCTAGTAAGTTCAAGTACATATTTTTATGATACCTCAGACAATATACCTAGATATAAAGATGCTAGTGGTACTATATATAATGCTATTATTAGTAGCTCATATGCATTAACAGCATCTCATGCTCTAAACGCAGGTGGAGGTTCAACATTCCCATTCACAGGAGATGCTGAAATAACTGGATCATTAATAATTTCATCATCTGATGGAACAGAGTACACATTTTCTGGATCTTCTCCTTCTATGTCATTTAATGATGGTCAAGGATTATTTGGTTTAGATATTATTAATACTGTTGATAGTAGTACAAACACTCATGGAGCTAAAATAAAACTAACTCATGTTGATGAAGGTGCTACTATATACTATAATAATGGTGGTGGTGGTGGAAGATACCATGATGCCTTAAATTTCATTTCCGACACTGGATTTGTATTTGAAGCAAATGCTGTAACGGGTCATGGTCCTTTCTTTGATTTCTTTTCTGATGGTGCTTCAAATGATCAATCCTTTAGAATGTTTAACACCAATGGAGATCCAAAAGGTGAATTAAGATTCTATACTAATGGTGGAGGTAGTTCTAATAGCATGTTTTCGTTAGGACAACACGCTCAAGGAGCTTATATACGTGGAGGTAGTAGCCCTAATAAATTAGAATTAGGTCTCACAGATTATACTTCATATTCAGCATCTATGGATGCCACTTTAACATCTATTAACTTCTACTCCCCAATTTCAGCCTCCGGAGACATAAGTGCAAGTGGTGATGTATATGGCGTTACTGGATCATTTCAGCATGTATTAGGTGATGGTTCACAATTAACAGGAATAAATTCATCAACAAATCTAACACAATCATTATTTGTTTCTCCATCAGGAGATGATGGAACAGCAGTAGTAGGAGATTTACATTTACCATTTAAAACAATATTAGGAGCTACTGGGTCAGCAAACATAGGAGATACAATTATAGTATATCCAGGAACTTACACTGATAATGCTAATATATTAAAAGATGGTGTAAACTATTGTTTCTATCCTGGAGCTACAGTTGAACCAACCCTAGCTACCGCATTTATTCTAGGAGGACTGGATACCTATACTTATCCCGTTAATGTAAGAGGTGCTGGAACTTTTATATGTAATACACCCAAATTTGGACCAATTGGCTTTAAAGCTCCATCAGGACACATAGAATTTGATACTGCAAAAGCTACTGCTATTGGTGATTCTGGGGGGGCAGCTTACATTAATTGTGTATGGGTTTCTCAAGATTATATCGCAGACCCTGCAGGGGTAGTAAACGTTAAAGGAAATATAATAAACTCAGGATCTGATGGTGGAAGCTCAGGAGTATTTAACCCAGGGGTCGGAAATGTTATTTTCGAAGGAACAATTACAAGCTTGGTATCTGATATGCCTTGTGTTTATATGGCATATTCTCCTAATGATGCCTCTGATTTTAGAGGGTATGGAGATATTTATTCTGAAGCAGGAGATGGTTTTCAAACATCAGCTAGAGTAAATCATTGTTCTTGGAAAGGATCTATTGAAACAGGAGACCAATCAAATTTTTATGCTGTCAATTGTTCCCAGAACACGGGTCATTATTTATTTGAAGGAGAGTTCATTGGGGCGATTAAATTAGCAAGTGCAGGTAATTATAATTCTGGTACAGTTATCAACGGTTGGCAAAGTTGTACAGATTCACCAAGTGGAAATGGGGCGATACAAATGTTATTAGGTGGTACAAATTTATTAAACCTCAAAATAACAACATCAGAAAATATATTTTACACAGACTCTGGTTATACTGGAACTACTTCTTTTAATGGTCAAGCACAAAATGTAAATATGAGTTCGGGAGCCTTATTTAAGATTAATGGGGGAACTTTTATTTGGAATGGAGTATCTGCAGATACTGAGGTAAGAGCTGTTTCAAATACAATTACTGGGGGGAAATTAATTATTAATAATTATTTAGAACATTGGGGTAGTAGTTCACCAATAGGTATAGATGTGTTTGATTTATCTGGGGGTACTTTAGAAATAAATGATAAAGTTAAACATTTTCAAAATACAACAGGATCAGGAATAGTCAATATGACAGGAGGATATTTAAAATTAAATGGAGCTCAATTAATTAGTGATACCCCAGGAGCTGCACAACATGCAATATATTTAAATAATTCATCACATTCAGGATCTATATTTAATAATAGTTGGACAAATATTCCTGCTATATTTCAATCAGGTTCATTTCATAATGAATTGACAGGTGGAGGAACATTGTTTTACTCAGATAAATTATATTAAAAAGGAATAAATGGCATTTACATCATCATATACAGAAGGATTAATACAAGAATCAGAATACTATTATGGTACTCCTAATATGACTCCTGGATTATCAGGATCATTTTCAGGTTCATTCCAAGGTGATGGTTCAGCTTTAACAGGAGTTCCGTCAGCAGCTGCAACAAATTTAACACAATCATTATTTGTTTCTCCATCAGGAGATGATAGAACAGCCACAGTAGGAGATTTACACTTACCATTTAAAACAATATTAGGAGCTACTGGTTCAGCAAATGTAGGAGATACAATCATAGTATATCCAGGAACCTATCCTTCAGAAAGCTCGAACATAATCAAAGATGGAGTAAATTATTATTTTTATCCAGGAGCTACAGTACACCCAACGGCAAGTTTAAATGAATGGGTTGTAAATATAATAGATCCTGTATACCCAGTAAATGTACGAGGAGCAGGAACATTCATTTCAGATGATACAGATTATGGTGCTATTAAGATTCAAGCTAAAGAATGTTATTTTGAATTTGATACTGCTAAAACTACAAACAACACCACTAACACCGGCTACCAAGGAGGAACGGTTGATCTTGAACCTACCAATACAGATGGTGGGGCTATATGGGCAAATTACGAAAAAGGAAATCCATTTTATGTTAAGGGAGATATTGTAAACACCGGAAATTTAGGAACATATGCTGGTGCTTTAGTGTTTGGAAGACTGGGAATTAATGCATACTCATTAGGAACATTTGAAGGATCCGTAATGCAACTACACCCTACAGATACTAGACCAGCAATTTATATAGAAAGTGATCAGTATTACTATACTGCAAATATAAATGCAACTGTGTTTGCATCAGGATCAGAAGCACTTCTTAATAAGGGAAGAGGAGATGTAAGACTAAGAGGAACATATTCAACGGGAGATGCAGATAATAAATATGCAATTGAATTTGCTGATGGATATCATGGATGGTATGATATAGATGCCGATATTAATGGTGCTTTACGTCTTAATTGTGGGTCAGTAACTAATACCGGAGGTATACTTCGTGGAAGACTACGAACACAAGGAGTAACCCCAGATGCTTGTGCTATATATATCGATGGAGGTGGTCAACATAAAATAGACAACCAAATATTTTTAAGAGATAATGGCGCCCATGGTATTAAAATGGATACCAATATATCTCAAGTTGAATTCACAGGAGATTTTAATGCAGATTCCAATAGTGCTTATGTTAATTTTTGTAAAGTCACAACCGGTAAATTAATATTTAAAGGTTCTTTAGGTCACACAAACAATAGAGGAACTGGAAATATAATAGATGGAGGACATCTTGTTATTGATTCATTCTTTGATAATGATGGATATAATTACCCTATTAATGCTTATTGTTTTGTACTATCAGCAGGAACTTTAGAAATCAATAACAAAGTAACCCATGCTTATTCAACAACAGGATCAGGAATTGTAGATATGACTGGGGGGTATTTAAAACTAAATGGAGCAGAACTAGTACAATTAATTGGTACTGGATCATTTGCATACGGTATAGATTTAAATGGTGGAGCTCATTCCGGATCTATTTTAAATAATAGCTTTACAAACTTAACACCATTCGGGCTAGGTTCATTTACAAACGAAATCCCAGGAGGAGGAACATTGTTTTACTCAGATAAATTATATTAAAGAATATTTATAACAAATGGTATTTACATCATCATATACAGACAGATTAATCCAAACATCAGAATACTATTATGGTACTCCTAATATGACTCCTGGATTATCAGGATCCTTCTCCGGTTCATTCCAAGGTGATGGTTCACAATTAACAAATTTACCGGCATCATCAACTTTCCCATTCACAGGGGATGCTCAAATAACAGGTTCACTTATAATATCTGCCTCTGCAACTTCACAATCACTTTCAGTTATAGGAAGTGGCTCAACAGTATTTGACGTTATAGGAAGTGTAGGAACACTATTTACAGTAGACGATGATTTATCAGGAACACTATTTACAGTTAATGATATTTCAGGCCTTCCAGTACTAGAGGTATCAGCTTCCGGAGAAACTTATATAGGAAAATCACCTCAATCACTTTACACAACTGCGGTTATAAGCGCTACCTCTGCATCTAAAACGGAATCCATATATTCTATGAGTACTAGTTCATATGACGGCGCATTCTTTGATTACACCGCAGTATCAGCATCCAATGCCAGATCAGGTAACATAATGTCAATATGGAATGGGGGAAGTGTCTCATATACAGAAACAACAACAGCTGATATAGGAGATACAACAGGTTTAACATTTTTTGTAGACATATCAGAAAGTAAAGCCCAATTATTCACAGTATCAGCTACTAATAATTCAGATTGGAAAGTTAAAACAATCATAAAAGCAATATAATATGGCAAATGAATTAAACATAAGAAATGGATTAGCATT